TATGTTTTCTAATGATATTTATATAAATATCATTGTATTTCAAAATACTTTTATTTTGTGATGATTCAATAATTTTCAATGTTTGATATTTATTATAAAGATTATTAATGATATTATACATCTTACCATGTTTTTTGCTAATAGTTTTTAACATAAAATGTTTATGATTTTCATTATTATATTCAATAATATTTAAGAAATATTATTGAATATTTCTTAAATATTATTGAATATAATAATATTTAAGAAATTATTAATATCATTATTAAACTTTTCTTTTGCTTCAAAATGAATCATTAAGGGATTAGCCATTTTAATAATTATAATAATTGATATAAGAAAATCATTTTTTATTTATATAAAACAATAGGTATAGACAGATGGTTTATAATTAAAAAAGTTTAATTATTTTTATATACTAAAAAACTTTGAAATAAAAATATCCATATTTGTAGTTCCCATAGATAAATTACACATAGAACAAATAGGGCGCAAATTTTCAATAGTTATTTTTCCTCCATTATATTCGCTAATATAATGACCGCATATAAAACTTAATTGTGTAATATCGATATTTTTACAGCATAAACATTTAGATTTACCAATATTTTCTCCTATATATGTATTCCATACAATTTTTTTAATTACAGCAGGTATTTTCTTTTTTTTATTATTGGTATATTTACAATAATTATTGTTATTATCATTAATAATAGTAAATAATTCTTTTAAATTATTTGAATTTAATAAAATTAATTTAGATTTAATATGTTCATTAAATAATAATTCATTATTTAAATAAATAGGATTGGTAATAATTTTATCAATATCAGTATAAATATCATATAAAATAGATTTTTGGTGAAATAAAAAATTACTACTATAATTATTTAAAATATTACGTATTTTATTATATTCATCGGTAGTATTATTTAATCCATTATTAATATTAGAATTTAAATATATATAATATAATTTTGTAATTATATTATCAATCATTTATCGAATAAATACATATAAATTATCTTTAAATATAAATATTTTTATATATTATTATATATTATTATATATTAGAATATGGTTAAATCAAATATAAAATCTTCATCATCATCAAATCCAATACTAATGAATTGTTTAACACAAAATAGATATATGTATGCTGGCAAAATAGTAATGATGATAATAGCTATAATAATAATAGTAAGTTTAAATAATTTAGAACATTCTAATTGTAAATGTTATGATTTACCTCATCGTAAATATCTAAAAGAATGGTTTATATTTTTAATAGTATTTTATTTAATTATGCTTACACTTTTCAGTGTAAGTAATGAGGCATGCTGGATTCATTTCCAAAATTATCCATTAATTTATGGTTTAATGTTAATTGTAAGTATAATTAACATCGTAATGTTAATTAGAACCTTTTTATATATAAGATTATTACGTGAAACTTGCGAATGTGGTTATGGTAATAAAGAAAAGTTTCTTTATTGGTATTTAATTATTATATTTTCTTTATGGGTTTTTATGTTTTTATTGGCATTATTTATAGTATTTATGTCAATATTAAAATTTAATAAAAATTAAAAATCTTCTTTTTTTCCACCATTATATTCATATCCATGACCTTCTTTAATCATTTGGTAATTAATGGATAAATTAAATAATGTTTTGTCATCTTTATCATCTATATCGCAATTTTCAGAAAATGCTAAAATTAATAATCTTCCATATTTATCAAAATTATCACATTTAATTTTAATTAGAGTTTTATGTGATTTTTTACATTCTTCATCGTCGTCATTATTAGTACATAAAAACCATAAACGTTGTTTAGCAAGTTTAGCTTTTTGTTTTTTCTCATCTCTTTTAGGGTCATTTAAAAGAGGTTTAATTTCACTGCTATCATATCCTAATAATCTTGCTTTTACATGCATTGGTTTTTCATTATACATAAAAACGATATTAGCAGTATCTCCATCGTAATTAGATAACATTTTAGCATATGTAATATAACCCTTTAATGAAAATAATGGATATGTTTTTAGTTCGATGTCCCGTAAATTATCCATAGTTTAATTATTTATAATAACTAATATTTATATCATTTTATGATTATGATATAAATAACTAAAAATAACTAAAAAATAATTATTAAAGTTTAGAATTAATATCAAGGAGAAGAGAATAAATCATTTGAAGATTTACAGGATGCGTAACAGTTGAATGATATTGGCGCTTCTTTTTATTTGCCTGATAAACTTGAATATCTTGTGTAGTAATTTTAAATTTAGCTGCTGCATCTTCGAGAGTAATCGAATGATCTTCATCGACAAGTGAAAGAGCCTTAACAATTAAACGAGTCTTAATACTTCCTTCTGTTCTTTGAAGAAGTTTAGCAATATCGGCAAATGATGTATCATCATTAATCTTATCAATTAAAGTATTATCTTCTTCAACCTCCCATTTAAGACCAGCACGAGATGTTTCTGGATTTTCGCGTTGCTTTCGTAGTTTTTCTTGAAATTGATAATTGATTGTTGCCATTGGGATTTTTCCTATTATAAATAATATAAATAATTCTTAAATCATTTTTATAGATATATAAAGAACTTTTCTAAAATAGGATTAATTAAAATTTTGTTATATTTTAAGTTATTAATTTCTGCTAAATAAATGATAGTTAAAGCAAATGAATAATAGTCATATAATTTCATATAATAATCTTTGTTAGTTTTTTTAATATTATTATTATAATCAATAACTTTATTAAAAGAATCATTAATTTTTTTTTGAATTAATTTAGGAGTTTTTAATTTCAATAAATTTTTATTTTTATATTTATAAACTTTTAATTCTACTTTATAAATAAGATTATAAATAAAAAGAGATACGCCTAAATTATATAATTTAAATGGATGGTTATAAGCAAAATTGCCATTACGTGTATTAAAAATAGTTTTTGGTTGTTTTTTAATTTCACCAGATGCCTCCCAATCAATAATTTTATATCTATTTTTACATAAAATGATATTATTGGGCTTTATATCATTATGAATATAATCATTGCTATTTAAAATATCTAATGTTTCCATAATTTGTTTTGTACATTTATTTAATTCATTTTGTGTAAATTTAATATAATCTAATGTTTCATAACATTTTTCTAAAAATATATAATAGTTATTATTAAAAATGATACCATAAATTTTTCGATTATTATATAAAAATCCACTTTTAATTGTTGTATGTTTGCTAATATCTTTCTTAAAAATATTTATAAGTTTTTTATATCCCAATAGTTCATTATTAAAGTTATGTTTTTTTAAACCAAATATAAAAATTGTATTTATAAACTTTTTAACTAATGTATTTTTTGTATTTTTTAAAAGTTCTAATATTTTATGTATAGTTTCTTTTTTTGTAACTTTAATATTTTTTCCTTCATCAATTGTTATTAAAATAATTTCTTTTGGATTATCTTCAAATAAATGATAATACAATGTTTCTTTATCTCTGCTATTATCATTATAAACTTCAATAACTTGTCCTTTATATCCTTGATTTATAACTTTGCCACCCAATATTTTATCAATTTTATTTTTAATATTTATATCCATATCTATAATAATTATTTTTAAATAATTATTATAAATAATAATATGAATGTTATATATATTACTATCGTTTTTATTAGTAATTAATACAAACTCATATATATTACCACAGACATTTAAAGATTTTCATCCAATTGGTATAGAAAAAGATATAAATAAAAATAAGCCTTATAATTTTAATCTTGGTAAATTACCACTTATTTTATGGTTTGATAAAAATAATAAACCAATTACAATAATAAATACATGTAAACATTTAGGAAATAATTTAAAAAATAGTGAAATTAAAAATAATTGTCTTATTTGCCCTTTTCATAAAACTGTTCATAATAATACAGATAATTTTGGTTCTACTGTTATTAAAGATGGTTTAATATGGTGGAATTATAAATCTAAAATTAATCAACCACCATCGATACCAACTATTAATAATAATTATAAAAATCTTAATTTTAAAATAGATTTAAAAATAGATTTAATAAACTGTATTTTGAATATAATGTATATTTATAATTTTAATATTAAATATTTATTTAAAAATAAAAAATTATTTATTAAAAGTTTTAATAAATATAACATTTTAAAATTATATTTTAAATATCCATATACAATAATTGTATCTAATAATTTTATTTTTAATTTAATTAATAAAAACATAAACATAAAATCAGTATTTATGATAAATATATTGCCAATTTCAGATAAACAATCAAGATTATATATTACAATTAAATATAAAGAAGGATTTATTAATTATTTAATAAATTTATTACATTCATTTATAATTAAGATATTCATTTATAATTTAAAATATAAATTAGAACAATCATATAATAATTTTGAATATAAACATTTATTGTTTTTTAGTAAAAATGAAAATAATAATAATTATCTTTTAAAATTATATAATCTTTATAAAAATTATATGCCATTAAATGAATTTACAATTAAACATTTTATGATAAATAAAAACTTTTATTAATAATAAGTAATAATGAGTATAAATATTCAAAAGGCAAAAAGTATGCCAATACAACAAACAAGATTAATAAAACCAATAAATAGAAGTATGCCAATTAAATTAAAATCAAAATCAAAATCAAAATCAAAAATAAATGAATTGATAAAACATATAACTATACAAGATAAACAACAAACAGAATTAGAATCAATAAAACAATTTATAGAAAATGTAAAAGATTATTATATATTTGAAATTAATAATACATATTTTATAAAATCTTGTCTATTCTTTTATTATTTTAACAAAATAACTAATTTTAAATTATTAAATAATGGCAATTTAAATAAAACAACTGCTAATTGTTCTTTTATTATTACAACAATAAACGAAACAGATTATTTTGTTAAATTTGTGAATTATAATACAATATTTATGAAGCCAATAGATTTACTATTTATTGATAATATAAATGGATATATATTTACAGAAATTATAAATAAATTAGAATATACAATGACATATAAATATTCATTTTTATCATATTGTAAAGATAATAAATGGAATTTTAAACAATTACATGATGATTATGATAATAAAAGAAATATTGAAAGTTATAAATCAAGTGAAGAAATAAAAAATTATGTGTGTTTATATTTAGCAATTAATGGTAAAAGTTTAGATGTTATTTTTGATAATGAAGAAGAAGAAACAATTGATTTAATTTTAAATAATTGTTGTGATTTTGTTGATTTTTTAATTAATATTGGTTATGAATATGGATTTACACATAATGATTTACATTTTTCTAATTTAATGTTTGATTATACAACAAATACAATTAAAATTATTGATTATGGAAGAGTTATATTTTATAAATATTTAGATGAAGAAAATACAAAAATAAATGATTTTTGTAAAACAGAAATTTATAAACTTAATTTAGATAATGATTTAAATAGATTAATAACATTTAGAACAAAAGGAGATATAAAAGAAGGCAAAATACAAACGTATAAAGAATTATTTTTAAAAAAATATAATTTAATTCAATATTATGATATATATATTCAAGAAGATTTTAATATTAAATCACTGGGATATTTAAAATATCCATATATATTATTTGATTTAGTAACTTTTTATTTTCATATGTATTTAACGCTATATGTATATTTTTATAGTTTTAAATTATTTGAATCATTTAAAGAAAATTTTGGAAAAATAATTAAAATAGAAAATGAAAATATTGAAGATATTAAAAAAAATACATTTAAATATAGTATTTCAATAGAATATTATGACAATTATAATATTCTTTTTGAAACTTATAAAGAAATAAATGAAAATTATATTAAAGTTAATATTGATATACTTGAAGATGATAGAAAAACATTTAAATATTTATTAGATGGTTTAATATTAATTGTTTTATTATTAATACATCATAATAAAAGTCGAAAAACAACAATATTTAATATTCAATCATTACTGAATGTTGTTAGACCAAATTTAGTAGTACATTATCCAATAGAAAATAAAATAAAATTCTTTGAATGGTTAAAAACTATTTTAGAAACAAATAATCATATAATTATAGAAAATAATCATCATATTTTTATTAATTTAATATCAAAAACAACAATAACAGGTGGAGGACATATATCAACAAGAATAAGATCAAGAAAAATAA